GCCAGTTCGACTGACCCAGTTCTGAGTACAGTTTGATCTTGATCTGTCCGCAGTCCTGTGGTGGCAGGGGTACTGCCTTGATTAACTGGGCTTCAATGTATTTGGTGGTCATGATAGTGAAACCCTTTCGTCAATCCATTCGAGGGCAATTGCCTTGGTGTCCTTGAGTTCGTCAGCGCAACCTATGTAGCACTCACACTCGCGCTCGGTGAAGAGTTCGTAAATCTCAGCGTCTGCGTCCCACTTAGCCCAGACTTCGTATCCGTCCTTCTGGGCAATGGCTAATATGAATTCTTTTTTCATGGTGGTGTCTCCTTAATAGTTTGTTTCTTTGCGGGTTTGGTCAGCCAGTTCGTAGAGGCGGTCTGCCTCTTCTTCAGAGAGAGCAAGCTCGCGGCACACGATACGCATAGAGGCATCGTTCTCCAATGAGGCAATGACTATTTGCATGAAGGTACGCAGGTCAGATGGGTCTAATTTCATGGGTGATCTCCTTAATAAAAACACTTAACTAACACATGAATAGACATTGTCGTAACACATGACATGGATTGTCAAGCATTATTTTCATGTTTTCTTAAAATATTTTTATGGGGTGTTGCATCGAGGCAAAAGGATTCGCGCGTCCTGCTCATTGGGTCATGGTCATCCAAGGGAGGGAAGACTCATGGGACTGGATGTTTTATCCATCCGTTTGCAAAGACTCGCGGGGTCTGCTATGTTCGGGATTCTTATTTCATACCCATGAAAACACCATGCCACAAAAGTTAACGCGCGCGCAGATCAAAGCAGGACTGGATACTATTCCGATAGAGACTCTACTAAGTAGTGGAGAAGGCAAGACTCCCAAACTTACAGGGAAGATGAAAGCATTCGCTAAAGAGATAGCACTAGGGACTAGTAAGGCAGAAGCATATAGAAGGACATATAACAGTAAGCCTGCCCAGTCCACTATCGTCACCGCACCATACAAACTTGCGGCAGATGCGCGAATACAACGCGAGGTCGAGGCCTACAGACTGGCTTTAGAGGCAGAGAAACATCGAACCCCTGTTCAACTGAAGGCTTTACTGGTGCAACAGCTTGTCCAGCACTCCCTTGATGAGGACTTTCCCCCTGCACAGCGCATGAAGGCATTGCAGTTAATAGGCAACCTATTCGAGGTCGGTGCTTTCCTTGAACGCAAAGAGAGCGTGGTCGTACATAAGAGCGCAGACATACGCACAAGACTGCTAGAACGACTGGGCAAGGTCACGGATGTACAGACAAAGCAGGACGATGCGCTCACATTGAAGCCCAGTTAATCAAGGCAGTACCCCTGCCACCACAGGACTGCGGACAGATCAAGATCAAACTGTACTCAGAACTGGGTCAGTCGAACTGGCTGAACATTAAACCCGAAACCCTCAAGAAAATTGAACTTGCCTTATTGGAGGACGCATGAAGTATTACCGCCACACAATGACCCTGCGCGAAGAGCTGACGCGCAAACAAAGACTGCAACGAGTCCAAGCCGGCTATGAATTCCTGCTTGTCTTGTTTGTCGTTCTCGCTGTCTGCTTTCTCAGCGTAATGGTGCTGTCATGACCGAGTCGCAGATCATCACCCTCGGATGGTGCTACGAACGCACTAGCGGTAAGAAGTCCGAAGCCCTGCGCCAACTCTTCACAAAGGCGCTGGACAAACTCACGACCACCGAATCGCGCCAACACTACATCTATCTATTCAACCAAGGCAGACACGAAGCAAGGAGCAATTAAATGGAACTGACTGTAGATACCCTAGACAACGAAACAAAAAGTGCCGTGATCAACATTGGCGAAGACAACGGCTACATCGAAGCATACCTCGATGGCGGTCAACTTCACCTCTACATATACAACCGCTATGGGCGCGTGTTTAGCAGGGAAATCCTCCCAGTTGAACTCTTGACTGCGAAATAAGCCATGCGATTCGAACACATCAAAGAATGCGCCAAAGCCCTTGGCTACGAATTCGATGATGAGTCCTGCCAGTCCCTGCTAGACGAAAGCCCCTTTGGGGAAACAGTTTGGCATGGGGTAACTGACTACCTCAATGCCTACGAGTCCTGCAAGGACTTCAACAAACGCCAGTACGCAAAAATCCGCAACAAATGGAGCAAAGTCAAATGAAAACCAATTACGAAAAAGCAGTTGAGATATACGAAGCCAAAGGGCAGTCGGCAGTCTTTGATGCAGTATTGGATGGCACATTGACCGCAAGCAATTGGAACTGGTGCGAACCTTGCGAATGCGAATCACCACACGAAGACAAGACTTGTCTTGTTTGCGGCACAGAGAACGAACCAAAGACAGTTAAACACAAGATCATTGAACTGTTGGAGGATTACAGCTCTTACGAAATCCCAAACCTCACAGGACTGGGTAGAGAAGAAGCCAACAAGTTGGTGCATGAAATTTATACCAAGGACTGGGGGCTCAACAACCCGAAGTTTTGGGAGGCAGAAATGTCAGGCGATGTTTGGGCTATTTACGGAAAAAACTTTGCAGGCGAATGGATCGATGAGACAGGCGAATACCTTTGCTTTGACACCGAAGAAGAGGCTAACGAATACATAAAGGCAATCAAATGACACCACAGGAACTTTACGAAGTGCTGGACAACGCAGGAGTCGAATACGAGATTGTGGAGATATTCGATGGCACAAGACTAATCAGGATTGAAGTAACAGAGGAGGACACAGAATGACCCATAGCGAAAGACTTGTCACAGTCAACTTTGAAGAACTTTTCCATTTTGCAGAAGGTTACATGATGCGAGAGGACGACATTTGTTGGGCATTGGGAATGGCATTGCTTAACAACTATTCCCACCACCCAATCGTTAGCCAACTCGAAGAAGAGATGGTCAAAAGAGTAAATGAAAAAGCTGCGAAACGAAAGGAAGAAGCATGAAAGTATCAGAACTAATCCAACAACTAAGCCAGTTGCCACAAGACCTCGATGTCCTTATTTGGGACGCAGGGAATAGGTCGGGCATTTCAATGGTAGATGACGCATTCATCCATGACGAGCAATACCCATTTGTTGAGATCAACACAGACACAGACGATGAAAAAATTAAGTTTGTACTACGCAATCACAACGGCACAGAATTAGGCAAATTCGACACTAGGTACGAGGCAGTTGAAGAAGCCAAGTTTTACCGCGAACAAACAGGGAACGCCACATACATTGAGGAGCAAGCAGCATGACCCAGTTAGAAGAAGCAATCAACTTGCTTGATCGCGCCACCACCATTCTTTACAACCTTGAGGGTGACGCATACCAAGCCATTTACGAAGACTTGGAAAAGATCGTGGAAAAACTTAAAGGAGAACAGCAATGAAATACTACTTAGCAGAAATTACGGAAGTCAACAGCGGCATGGAATACAACGCAATGTATTTGTTTGCCACAAAAGGCAATCCCGAAAAATACGCAGACAAAGTTGCAATGAAATGGCGCGGAAGCAAAAAGAGTGATTGGGACGAAAGCCTCAACGGCTACTGGTCAGACAACACGCTAATTCAGGATGGTTGGTGCAAAGAAATCCCGAAAGAAGACTTTGAAGTATTAAACAAGTATTTAACAGAAATGTAAGGACAACACCATGACTGATTCAAAACAACGCCAAGTATTCGGAAACCATGTTGTTGATATTGGCAGAGGACAGGAATACGGCTATGTGCAAGTCACAGTCGCCACCAACGCATTCAAAGTCACAGTCTATGACCAGTTTGACAGACCAATCAAGGAGGACATTTACCCGATATTACGCAATCTGACTGCGGAAGAAATTGCCTTCATGGACGCATACGACCGCAATGTCTCAGGTGCATCAATAACCGAAGTTGAAGCCTTCTTACGCGCAGAAGACCATGACAAATTCTGCGAACAGTTTGGAATGGAATACTACACAGGACTGGCTGATGCTAGAGGGGTTTGGAATGACGCGCTGGCATACGCCAAAGACCCTGCCTATTTCGCAAAGTAACGCCTGAAGCCTCGCGGGTCGGGGCTTTGGGCGGTATTTTCCGCACATTCATCCTTTAACTTAACTGGAGAAACAAAATGCCTAATTGGTGTGCCAACTCATTGAAACTTGTTGCTACTACTGCTGAGTCCGAGAAGAAACTCGCTGAGATTGTCCAAGAACTATCACGCGCAAAGACTGCCAACGAAAGCCCCAATCTGTTTGCCCTTATCAAGCCAATACCCGAAGCCCTGCACATAACCTCGGGGTTTCTTGGCAAAGATACACCCGAACAAGCTGCTCTCGAAAAAGCACAGGCAGCAAACCTCAAAACCTACGGCTACGCTGACTGGTACTCTTTCTGCACATCTGAATGGGGCACTAAGTGGGATGCCAAAACTGCAGACATTGACGAGCCCTTTGAGATCAATGGCAATGAAGTAACTATCTACTTTGACACGGCATGGAGTCCACCAATGGGCATTTACTCTGCATTAGAGAACATGGGCTTTGATGTTCAAGCCACTTATGTTGAGTCAGGTGTTGGTTTCATTGGCTACTACTCGAATGGGGTCGATGTTTGCGACAAGATGGAAACCCTCAGACCTGATATTGATTATGACGATGACGACTACTTTGGCATCTTGGCAGACAACATCGATGGCTACTTTGCCAAAAACGGATTCGACCATTCCCCCTGCGGATATGGCGGCTGATATTAACAGTTGTTAATATGAACCTTAAAGGAAACTTACAATGAAATACGAAGTAACCATTCAAGCAACGATTACAAAGACCTACACAATCGATGCCCCAAACGAAGATGAGGCAATACAAGCTGCTAATGATGACTTTGATGTCAACACCATAGAACACACATACGAGAACTACGAACAAGACACGATTGATGTTCAGATGATTGAGGAGCAAACATCATGAGATGCGACCACACAAGAGAAGATTCATGGTGGGAGAACGATGGACAGGGCATACCACTTGCCCGAGTCTGCGACAAATGCAGAGACGCAGTCCTATCCAAATACGACCCAAGGGTACTGGGTCACTACACCCAGTCAGATGTTGACGAACCCATTGATGAGGACTATTGAAATGAAAGTAACTATTGAATTTGAATTGCCTGATGGTCAGGCTATCCCAAAGGTTGAGGACATTATTACTTTGACAAGTCCCGACTGGCTGATTGACCAATGGCACATTTCAGATGTACAGAACGACCACGAATGGCTAACGGACGCGCAAGCCCGAGAAGTGCTTTTGTGGATGAAGAAGTATCACGATGCCAACACAGGAATTAACTGGGACTTTATTCACGCTGTTGTGGAAATGAAATTCCCTGAACCGGAGGACAAAGAATGATTGTATTGACAGACCCCCATCAAATCGAAGTCGCAAGAATGCTGACCCTGCGTAAAGGATTACAACTTGAGATCAAGGGTATGCGTATGTCAGGAAGAAGCTGCTATGCCATTATCAAAAGAGACTTTGGACTGACTGGCAATCGTGCCAAAGTCCTTGAGCAATTCGAACAACTTATCCCTAACTTTGCGGAGATCACAAATGCAAGTCGTTGAACTACAAATCTTTAACTTCCATGAACTCGATGACGATGCCAAAGAAAAGGCGCGTGACTGGTACAGGACTGACATGGACTACCATTGGGGTGACGATTCACTTCAGTCCATTCAAGCATTCTGCGACCACTTTGGTATCAGACTGCTCACATGGAGCATTGCCCCCTACTGCTCACCTGACTACCATGCCGACTACTTCAACTCCCACTTCAGGGGAATGAAGTTGACCGACTTTGACCGAGAGCATATGCCCACAGGCTACTGCCTTGACTGCGACCTATGGATGACCTTCTATGACGAATTCAAACGCACAGGAAGTGCTAAGACTGCATTCGACAAAGCATTGTGGGCAGGGTTTATTGCATGGCGTAACGACATGGAAGCCCAGTTGGCAGATGACTACATTGACGAACACATTCAAATCAACGAATGGACATTCACCAAACAGGGTAAGTTTTACCCAGTTTAGAAAAACACCCGCAGGGATTCGGAGACTGCAGCAGTCCCGATTCTCTGTTCAGCATCGTTGAAGTCTTCACCAACCTCGCCTACCCAGTATCGCGGGGTTATTTTTTGGGCAGTCGCTATCCCCATTGGGTCATTGTCTGCAATCACCAACGGGTCACGCAGATTCTTGGCAATCTCAAGCATATTCCCTGCTGAGAAGCACACATGGATGGTGTACCTTTCCCGCAAGTATTTCATTGCCCTACGCACCGACATTCCAGTTGCAAACCCCTCACACAAGATGTTCCTGCCCTTTGCATCGATCACCAGGGACGCGCCTTTTGTCCTTTGTCCCGACAGAAATCGTTTTGTGCCATCCTGAGATATTAGTTGGCAGCCAACTAAATGTTGGTTTACGCGCATGGGCAAAACAAGCAAGTCATTCCACACCAAGCCACGATCAACGAATCCCTTGCGAATTAGGTAAGGGTGTTGCTGCTTAACAGCGTTATTCATAATAAATGCTGCCTTGCCAGCCGCCTTTTTCTGACGCTGTTCGTGTTCTTGTTTGGCAGCCAACATTTTCTTGTGTGCGTTCGGGTCAGGAACATACGGCTCTTCAGATTTGAAAAGGATGTGCTTGTCGTGTACTGCGAAATTGATGAGTGCCCCCTTGTGGCCATCAAAAATGTAGGCACCATTCTGTTTTCTCGGATGGTCTTCAGTCCCCACCCTCACCCAGCGGTCAAGGATTAAGTCTTTAATGAGCAGACCATGCGCTCTTGCAAAGTCTTCAAAGCTCATTTGTTAGCCTTCGATTTTGCCCACGCGATGTTGCGCGACTTGATCCATGAGCTGGTCTTTGTGGTCGTTGCCAACGGGCTTGTGTCAAGCCCCCTCGGATACGCGCCATACCTTTCCTTGTACTTGTGAGCTGCCCAACCATCCTTGTAACCACGCATTCGAGAGAAGTAAATCAGCTCAGAATAGAACTTCTGATTCTCAGTTAACAGCTCGCGTTTGGTTGTCTCTAACTCTGTTAATTCGCCCGGCACATTCAGCACTTGCTTCATGGCCTTTTCAAAGCCACATTCACCACAAATTCGGTCAGGCCAGACCCATAAAGCACCACACGCAGGACACTTGGAGTCCTTCTTTTCCTTGTCTGGCGGCTCTTTCTTCGCTGTTTCTGCCCCGTTCGCAAGCTCAGTCACGCCTTCTTCAAACAAAGTGTCCCATTCTTTGCGGAATCTTAGGTAGTTTCCTGAGTGATCAAGCCACAAACCATAGTCTTTGCCATCGTAAGGACGCATAATCCGCCCCATTTGTTGCACATGGCTGCTGAAAGACTTGGAAAACGGCCTCGCTGACACGCCAATCATGACATCAGGGACATCAAAACCTCTAGTCAGTATGTCTGTAGCCACCAGACCATTGATTAGCGTATCTGGACGCGCAAAATCCTCGATTGTTTGGGCTTTGAACTCGTCATCCTCCTTGTAACTGATAGAAACAAAGTTATATCCCGCCTCTCCAAACTGCCTAACCAAGTCCCTGCCATGCTCAACGCCAGAGCAGAACACAACAGTCTTCCTTGGCCGGCCAAACACTTGCATGGTCTTGGTGATCCACTCTTGAACAATGTCACCCGTGATCTTCATTCCTCGGTGTGCGACTTCGTCAGCCGACCATTCGCCAGCCACCTTCTTTGCACCAGTCATGTCAATCTCTTTGGCAATAAAGATCTTCAGCGGCGTTAACCACTTGTCCTCGATCAACTCACCAGTGGGTTTGGCGCCAACCACATTCGTATAAACATCTCCAAGGCCATTCGTAAAGGGAGTGGCGGTCAGGCCAATCACCTTCATGTCGGGGCGATCTTTGATGAACTGGACGATCTGCTTGCGCTGAACATGGCATTCGTCAATGATCAGCATGGAGACATCAGGGAAGTTATCCCGACTCTCCAAAGTCTGTGCGCTGCAGACCTGAATCTTCTCGTAAGGACGATAGCGCCAATGGGATGCCTGCATAACCCCATGCGGGATCTGATAGTTTCCAAGGCGCGTACTGGTCTGGTTAACCAACACAATCCGGTCTAAGACCATGGCAACTTTCTTATATTGCTTGGCTTGTTCGATCATGATGGCCATAGCCACTTCAGTTTTCCCAAAGCCAGTCGGAGCGTATAACAACTGGCTTCTGTGGCCATCTTGAAACCCTTGGGCGAGCTTCTCCACAACTTCCGCTTGGTGCGGTCTTAATTTGAGCATTTGATTCTCCTGCTGGGATACCGCCCAGCTTCGGGTTTAACTTACCTTTTCTGCCTTCTCAGCGCGTTTCTTCCAATAGTTGACTTGCTTGATCATCTCAGCATTCTTACTTTGGAACTCGTTACGAGACTGGGTCATCGTGCGAAGTTGGAACTCCAGCTCTTTGACTTGCTCGCGCAGCTCTTCAATCGTCTGTGCGACTTCCTCTCGGGCTTTCTCTGATACTGGCAACGACTTAACAGCCAACATATCCTTGAGCTTTGCGTTCTCTTCTGCCATCGCTGTGTGCTCAATGGCCATCTCATGCAATCTGTCTTCCTCCGTGTACTCTGGCTCTGGCGGTGGTGCTACTGGCCGGCCATGCTTGGAGATGTCGATCTTGCGTCCGTTCTTGTCCACGCGAGTGGCCTTCTCCAACCCCAAAGCCTTGCGTACACGGCCAACTGTCATTGACGATACATCGCAGATCAAGGCAATCTCTATGTCTGTCTTCTCACCCAGCTCGATGTCTTCAAGGGCAAGCTGAACAACATAACGGCGCTCGTCTGGTGTGCGGGGTTTGCCATGCTTGCCATTGGCCTTTAAACAAGCCAAGAACGCATCGCGCTTTGTGCCTTGGTTGACATTAGCCTCGATCTCTGTGAAGCCAGCTCGCTTGTGTGCATGGAATCTGTGGAAGCCATCGCTTGGCCAATATGACTTGCCATCAAACCAAAGGTCAACTGGAGGAAACTTGTCTTTGCCTTCAAGCAAGACTTCGGTGTAGTGCTGAACCAATGGCTCATCGATCTCTTTGCGGGGCTGTGTGCCTCCGTCTAAACGGATACTCTGTAGTTTGACTTTCATTTCTTTCCCTTTGTTGGTGCTCTTCTTGATGCTCTTCCTGCCCAGCAGGCGGCACAATGCCATTTTGTGTGATTAAGTTGGATGCCACCCTCTGGTGGTTTCATTTCATTGCAGCTAGTGCACTCCTTATGTTGATGTACCGGCTGTTTGCTGCCGATTGTTAATTGTTGTCTTGCAAAACCATTCACTTCTTCATGCTCCTTATGTAAACGCTAAAACTATCCAATGTATCCTGACCAAAGGCGGTCATCTTCTGAATCTCTGAGGCCACCTCGTCCAATACTTGATTGCGCTGTGAGGGTGACACATAAACATCGTCAATCTGTGCTTCTACCATCTCACGCTTACGCCAGCCCATCGCTTTTTCCCACAGGTTTAAATCCAACTTGGACATGGAATCCCTTTCAAATCTGGAAATGCTTTATCAACAGTGGCTTGTATCCTCTCACGAACAATTCGCCTTTTGTCAGATCCACTAAGTGCGGCTGTGACAAACCAAAAGTATTGCTTATTGTGAGCAAGCCTGGACAAAATCCGGCGCTTATTCATACGGATCTTCATAATTTTTCTCCTTCAACTTGGCCTCGATCTTTCGACCCATCTCCATAGGTGTGTCATCTAACTGGATTGCGTCCATCATTTCCCTGTCAGTCAGGTCTTCCCACTCGCGGTCATTGAGCTGCTCCACCATGTCGCATAAGCCGGCAAAGCAAGTTGGGCAGAAGGCCACCGGCAGAATGCCTAGATAGCCCTGTATGCCTCCCTCGTCATCGGTGAAATCACACTGGCAGACATTACAGACATGGTCTGTTCCTACATGGTCAAATCCATCGATCATGTGTTCTTCTCCTTAAGTTTGGCTTCTGTCTCTCGTATGTAAAACCTCCACCCCGCACCAGTATGCGCTTTGGTAATAATTTCTTCTTCCTCTTCAGGAGTCAGACCTACCCAAGGGCGAACATACTCTTGAATGTCATCGTCATCAAAATTGCGGGATGGCTTTCTGTAAACCAACTTGTCTGGGTCGGTAGTGTGATCTTGAAAGTAATACGGCTGCCCCTTTAGTTTGGCTTCGTGGGCTATGCGCTCGAACTCATCGTCTTCCTCTTTTGTCCAGTCAGTCATTTTTGCTCCTTGCATTTGTGAAACGGCATAATTCGACCTAGCCATCCAATAAGTTCACCGCATTTTTGGCAACAATACGATGGGTATTTCATGCGTTATTCTCCATAAGCCATTGTTGAATACGCTGAAATGCAACCATGTAGTTGCCACCTTCTGCAATTTGGCAAGCCTCTAAATATTGCTCATCCGTCAGCCCTACCCATGTGCGTTGTGGTGGGGTGGTGTAGAGAGGAATGCAGTCATCCCATGCTTTTGTCTCGTAGTAGATGCGAATTCCATCTTCATCCTTGTACCACGCCACAGGCTCATCCTTCGCTTCTAATGCGGCTTTAATGGCGGTGATGGCTTCTTGACTAACTTCGTTTTCATAGCCGTCATCACGCGCAAAACGCAACGCCTTTAATGCAAGTCGTAATGCTTCGTCTTTAGTCATGCTACTGCCTCCACGATCTGTCTCGTTCTTCTGTGCTTGATGGCTTCGTAAACATACTTGATGGCTGACTCCAGCTCGGAAATACTACAGGCATCCAACTGGGCGTCATGAATCTCCATGCCAGCGTTTATAGCTTGCATCTCTAGGCCGGTGAATAAGAACTTCCCCTTCTCAATACCGCGCTTGGCCATGTTAAAGATGGCATCCTGTGCGGCCTTGATCTCTGGTGCGTATTCCTTGCCCAGCTCTGGATTGATGATGTGCAAAGCCTCTGCCATGTTCATGGCTGCAATCAGAATGTCCACGCTCTGCCGTTCGCCATCACCCTTGGTGACATCAAACAAAGCCTGGTGATTCTTGATCTTGAGATTAACGGCCTCACCAGTAGAGCTGATAGGCTTAAACCCGTTAATCACCCATGCAACAGGATCAGAGAAGACCTTGCGGGGTCTGTACTTGCTTCTCTTTTTCATAGCGGGGCATCATCATGGTTATCGGGGTTGAACTTAGGCACTTTGGTACCCGTGTCTTTGGGGTTTGGGAACGGAGGGAATGGCCATGTCATTCTCCCCTCGCTTTCAGCATTGCGTCTGCCATGCGGTATGCGCCTTTTGCAATTTGGTCAAACCATTCTTGATCAGATTGAGAGCCGATTTGATCTCTGAAGTTTTGCATAGCTTTAGCCGCAAAGTAGTCGCGCAGTGTCATACCGCCTTCTATTTCTCCAATCATTACTGTTGGAAATGCGGGTGCGTTTTTCATAGTTCCTCCTGTAGTGATATTGGTATGTAGAAGCAAGCCTTGCTCTTGCTGTCCTGCACATTAACAACGCCATTACCGCGCGTCTGCTCTGGGTGATCTAACCAACGCTTGCAGTTCTCGCACTTGTCGCTCGGGCTGACTGGCTTGCATCTTGTGTATTCATAAGATAGAGGCGTCATTCATTCCTCTCCTTCATCATGTCATCAGCATACTGGTATGCGGTCGTTGTCAGCACATTGATAACTCCATCAAACTTTTTGCCCTCTCTAATGATGAGAGCTTGCAAAGCTTGAGCTGCAAAGTAATCCCTGAGATCCATGCCGCCTTCACCGCCTACAGCTGTGACACGCGCTTCATCGTTAATGCTGAATGTGGGTGTTGGGAAAGCTTTCATTCTTCTTTCTCCTTCAGTCTGCGTCTCAAGATCCTGTTCTCTTCCAGAGCCCTATCAAGCATCTTTAAGTGCTCTTTATGGCGTGACTCCATAACTTTGACCAGCTTCTCAAAGTCATGCACCCAATAAGTCATCTTGTCAGTCAATAGTTTGGCGTGGTACCAAACATATTCATCAGTAATCCCATCAACAGTCACGCTGTCTGTCTGCCAAGGATTTTGAATCTTCTCAATATCTTCCGGTGTGTGGGTTCTGTTGGTCATATGTGACTCCAAACCAAAACAATTCCGGCAATAACTATCAGAAAAGCAATGACAAACACCGGCCAAAATGGTTGTCTTCCGTATGGACCACTGATCGGATCGCAGTCCGTGTTAAACGCTTCGTGCATCGTGCGTGGATAACGCCTTGTTGTATCGTTCATACCTACCTCCTGTGTTAATAATATAACTCATGAATCAATCACAAGTCAACTGTTATGTTGCCAACTAAAAGCCCTCTTACCCGTTGACCCTCCCTCCCCCTAAAGGGTAGGTGTAGGAGAGCCAACGTCTCTTTATCAAGGAGCTATGCCCAGTTGTTAAGTGAGCTACCGGCCAGCCAAGCCGCCCTCCCCTGGAATCCCGATAAGGTTAGTTCTCACCATCCTTAACGATCAACTCCCAGCGTACTAGGGTATGTGTCTTACGACAGCCTTGTTTATTCCGTTCGATTGCTCTACTTGGAGGTGCGGGTCACACCGAGGTTCTGTGTTTCTTGAGTTCAGCCCATACAGGCCATTAGCTAACGCGCTCTGACGGCTGCGTGTGGAAGTGTGTTATCTGTTCTGGATACTGTTTTTGCTTTCGCATCGGGCATCTTGCGATGTTCAGAACTTCTTCTGGCGATCAACCCAGCTTTCGTTCATCTTTCGGCGTTCATGAGTTACTTCGAAGACCCTCATGCGTCATAACCTATCCCATATCCACCCAGTGAGTGAATCGTCCAATATCCAGAACGGATAACACAAACAAAAAGGCCGCTTACAACTGCGTCCGGTCGGAGCCTTGCTTAATGACTCTCCCCACAGAAAGCATTAAGTAAAGCGGAACGCATGTGTAAACGGCCTCAAAGTCATTGCCTCCGACAGCAACGGTTCAAACTGTATCAGGAAATATCAACGAATGTCAATACCTGATGAAAATATTTTTGGGGTGAACGGGAGAATCGAACTCTCGCTGACAGATTCACAGACTGTCGTGCTGCCACTACACTACGAACACCGTAGTGGTCAATGATTGGTCTGGGTGGCAGGATTTGAACCTGCGGCCTCCGCCTTCCAAGGGCGGCCGTCTACCGGGCTGACAATACACCCAGAGATAATCGGTCGAGGAAGTGAGGTTTTCATGATGGCGCGGAGTGTACCACGTTTAAGTATCTAGTCTGGCTTTTTAAGTATTCAATTACAGCAGATCAAGCTGGTTCAGTGCCACTTGCAAGCCGGCTAATCCGCCCACCCGCTGGCCGTCAAAGAAGATCTGTGGCATTTGTCTGGCCTCTGGGTACGCAGACATGAACTCAGCTCTGAGCCCGTCGCTGTCGAGGTTGATCTCTCTGTACTCCATGCCCTTGGACTTAAGTAGTTGCTTTGCTGCAACACAGTTGGGGCAATTGGGTTTTGTGAATACTTCTATTTTCATTTTGTAAGCTGTTGGCCTGCGCTCATCTCAGTTTAAACAGTCGCACGAGCAAGCTTGATTTCTTCTGCACCAACACGACTGAGGACTGCACTTAAAGAGGGAACGTGTCCCACGGCTTCTAGATGCCTCAATCCCCATGCGTGTTAGTTGTTGGTGGCATCCCAACAGCGCCGGATCGCCGAGTCGAACAGCAATCCCACCACTAGCCCATGAACGCCTTGTGCTTGGTTGCACAGCCACCAACACGGCTGAGGACTGTTGGCCTACTCCGAGAACCCCCAGAGTCAATCCCCATGCGTGTTGCCTCTGAAAAAAGTGGCCCCAGTTACGGAGCCACAAAACTTAACAAAGGAAACAAAGCAACCTACAAACACCCAGCCATCTGGTATGTAAACATCTTACTCGCAGCGTTTAAGAATTTCAAGAGCTTCTTGTGCTGAGTTGACAATTACCAACATTCCACCTGTCCACTCGTCGAAAAACTTCTGCTCCGCCTCGGTCAGCTTCCTAGCCGACGGTGGCTTATCCCCGTCTTTGACCTCCATGAGGATCGTAACGCCCCTATACGCCACTAAAAGATCAGGGATGCCATCACCCTGCGTAACAATGCGAACGAACGCTCCTGCGCCCCGTAATGCGTCCACGATTTTGTTCTGGTTTGCGTCGATTCTGTTGGCGTATCTCATGCGGTCTCCTACCTGATGAAAAATATTTTAACTTACCTGTTGCAAAATTAAAATGTAGCAGGTAGAATCTATCAAACACTAACAGACAGGAGTGATCGTGAAGTTCACAAACAAGTTCAATCTACCGCAGACGTTCGTCAATGTTATTCACCGACCAACGTACTCAAAGGGTAAGGCACATATCTCTGCAACAGAGATCATCAACTCACCTCGCATCGTTCAGTTAAAGAAGAAACACTGGGATGACATCGAGCAAGACGCAAGCGAAATGGTGTGGTCACTGTTCGGCTCTGCTGTGCACAACATTCTTGAGCACGGTAAAGACGATCACCACATCGTTGAAGAACGACTCCACCTTGAGTTCGAAGGTTGGAAGATCTCTGGTGCTATTGACCTACAAGAAGTAGAGCCCAATGGCACGATCACAATCAGTGATTACAAAGTCACTGGTGCATGGGCAGTGATGAATGAGAAGGACGACTGGCATCGTCAGCTCAACATCTACGGATGGATGGTGGAGAAGGTTAAGAAAGTACCCGTGGGTAAGCTTCAGATCATTGCCATCATTCGTGACTGGTCTGCCCGCGATGCTGCAACTAAGGAGAACTATCCTCAGTCACCAGTAGCGACGATTGATATTCCACTGTGGTCATTCGAAGAGCGTGAAGCATTCATTGCTAGGCGTATCCATGACCACGGCACTGCACTCTTTGAGATGGAGACAGATGGCGAGATGCCAGACTGCACACCCGAAGAGATGTGGGAGAAGAAAACATCCTACGCCTTAAAGAAGGATGGGAATGTTAGGGCCAAGAGTGTTCACGAGACACTTGAGGATGCCGAGAAAGCACTGGCCAAATCAGAAGAAACGGCCAAGAAGAATGAGAAGTTTGTAATCGAAGTAAGACAAGGGGAACGGACACGATGCAGAAGCTACTGCCAAGTGTCACAGTTCTGCACGCAATACCAAAACTACCTAAAGGAAATACCATGAACATCGTAATCACAGTGAACCAAGAGCAAGCCGAAATCATTTTGGCTACATTGATTGAACTGCCATTCAAGCAAGTCAATCAACTTGTCCATCAGATTGCTAAGCAGATTGAATTTGCACAGCAACCAAAGATGCCTACCAACACAATCACTGTTGCGCCCGCACAGACATACAAGTACGGTCTTAAGAAAGACGGTACACCACGTAAAAGCCCCGGTCGTCCAGCAAGAAAGGTAGCTAAATCATGATGAGTGAGAACTCATTCTTCCTACGCATGTGGGGCGTTGCGGCAATGATACTCATAGCCATGATTGCCTCTTGCACATACAGTGGCCACGACAAACGCGACAAGTGGGAGAAGGCTGTATCCAATGGCGCTGACCCTATGGTTGCGTCTTGTGCTCTGTTCGTACAAGAGACCATAGAACAAGCAGCCTGCCTAATCATGGCGCAAAACAGAAAGTAAAAAATGTCAGTACATAAAAAACTAATGGCCGCAAGGGTCAAGCTTCAATCCACCGAGATGAAAAAGTCAGGACTGAACAAGTTCGCAGGCTACTCATACTTCGAGTTGGGTGACTTCATCCCTCACATCCAAACAATCTTTAACGAGATCGGACTGTGCGGTGTGGTGTCATTCGATACTACGCATGCAACACTGTGTATCACTGACGTAGATGATGGTACATGTATCGTCATCACATCACCGATGGCTGAGGCTAACCTGAAGGGTGCACACCCCATACAAAATTTGGGCGCGGTCGAATCCTATCAACGTCGCTACCTCTGGATGACAGCCCTTGAGATCGTAGAGCATGACATCATTGACTCTGCGCCAGCAGCTGAGCCAGTGAAGGTAGAAGCTAAGCCTGAACCAAAACCTGAGCCTAAGCCAGTTAAGAAGACACCGATCCCCGCAAAGATGGAAGGCCGTGACGAGAAGTCTTGGCACCTGACTGTGGAGAAAGAGCCCGGCGAATCAGCAGAATCTTGGATACAAGCAGTAGTAGACATCACCAACATGGGACTCGCTGAGACTCACGATGAAGCTGAAGTCATGAAGCTGTTTACCAACAACAGAATTATCTTTGATCGTCTGAAGTTAGAAGACGTTGATAGATATACCGCGCTCATGGGCGCATTCAAAACCCGTAAAGAAGAACTGAAAGGATAATCATGGCCACGAAGTACCCAAACTCAGGCATGCTCGGCAAAGCTAAGCAACCTAAGATCAACCCCAACTCACCAGACTACACTGGAAGTATTGACGTTGACATCTCTCTCATCAAAGAGATGCTCGAAGACGCTCGTCAAGAAGGTGCTGACTCCATCAACATGAAGCTCGGTGCTTGGATCAAAGAAGGACAGTACGGTAAGTTCTTCAGCATCAAGGTGAACAACTACAAGAAGCCTGCCGGTGCGCCTCAACAGCGTGCGATTCCTGAAGACGACAGCGATATTCCTTTCTGATGCAAACAAGCAACTTTGAAGGCGTCAAGGTAGCCTTAAAGCAAGACAAGACTGGGTTCGTATTGACACTCTCAATACACCCAGATGACTTGCCTGAAGAAATCTTGCGTGACTTCGTTGGTGCTAGATACCAAGTAGTTATGGTCAGACTTAACAACGAAGAGCGCCCCATGAACAGAGAGCAAGAGCACTCTAACGATGGCGTTCGCACAGCTGGGATCCTATGTAGAGATCCTCAGTTCCACAAGTTCCTATACGACGGTGGCCACATCTTCATTGCTAACGAAGAAGAAGCAACCAACTGGTTGAAAGAATACTTGGACATTCAATCCCGAACAGAAATTAAAGAAAGCCAACGCGCTCAAGAAAAGTTGCGTGGCGTATCACAGGAGTTTTCAGCATGGAAGATAACCGCTTAGTCCCTTACTCAGTACATCTAAAGCGTGAGGTGTACGACAAACTAAAGCTGGCAGCTGGTCAGCGCAAAGCCTCCGCCCTCGTGCGTGATGCCATCACCATGATCGTAGAAGGTGATGACGAGTTCAATGGTGGATACAACAAAGGCATCCGCGATGCGATCTCTGTTATCGCTGAAGACGAGCTTGCTACAGCCATTGCATACAACGGTGAAACGGTTGCCGAACTGTTGGCCGAGAAACTTTTAGAGATGATTGTTTCTCAGAACACGAAAGGTAAATCTCATGGCAAGAAAAAAGGCTGAAGGTGTAAAGAGTCTGGTTAAGTTGGAGCCTGTCTCCCTTGACCAGATCACGATGCTTGACTTCTTTGCGGCGTTTGTCCTGATGGGCTTGGCCGGCGGAGAAGACATGCACCACAACGCTCAACAGGCTTACGACCAAGCGGAGGAGATGATGTTAGAAAGGATGGAGCGATGAACCGCAAAACCCAGCTAGAACAATTAGAACGTGCCGTTGCCGATGCTCACCGTGCGATGGCGGCACAGGAAACGATTTGGATGGAGGAGTGGCGAGCTGCTCCCAATCCTTTCATAGCCATCAACGAATGGAATAAGAACCACGACAGACGAATGGTCTACATTCAGCCGTGGCTTGATGCGAAGAACGAACTAGCAAAATTTAGGAACAAAGAATGAGCGAAGTATTTGGTGGACACATGGCCTTCCCCCTACACAACACTGGCCACGGCGCACCCTTTGACGAGGGCATGTCATTGCGTGACTACATTGCTATCCATGCGATGCACGCCATACTATCAAAGGGAGATAGTCCAAACTCCTACGCGGTTGCAAGATATGCTTTTAATATTGCCGACGTCATGATGGAGCACAGGGACTCTGGTGAATAACAAACTAACAGCTAAGCAACGGGAACACATAGGCAGGGTGAAGGAACTACCTTGCTCTGTCTGTGATGAGCCCGGCCCTTCAGACGCACACCACGTTAAACAGCATCAGCAGTACACCGTGGTAGCTCTGTGCAAGTCCTGTCACCAAGGCCCGATGATGGGATGGCACGGCCAGAAACGGATGTGGGCAATCAAAAAGATGGATGAGTTAGACGCTCTAGCTGTCACCATAGAGCGCCTACTGGAATCGTAGAATAATTTAAATTATTCTATTTCATTGACTTGCGAGTATCTTCAGCTTGCTTGGCCAGCATGGAGATCAACTCTTTCATCTGGTCAATCTGCTCGCGCTTGGTAGCTCCGTCCATACCAGTGTCAGATGTCACCACCTGAATCTGTTTACGGATGTTAGCCATCTGCTTAGATGTCTGGGTGTACAGCTTCTGCAAAGCAATCTTGTCACCCTTCTCCTCGTAGATCTGCTGGACTTTATCCAACTCACCAATCTCAGAGTAGTGACGCATGTCGGCAAACGCCTGCTGAATCTGCTTGTTGTTCTCGTAGAACGAGGTGGTGTACTGAGACATGTTCGACGGCAAGCTCTTAACGAATCCAAGGCTAGCTCTGTCCATCCACTTAGTGTCAGGATACTCACCCTCTTTGAACGGTGCGACAGCGTACATAGAGGTCGTCGCAACTGTGCCGCCGAGCCAGCCGAAGTAGCCCTTAATAGCATAGTCTGTCTGGATTGGGCTTAACTCTGCTTTTTCAGGCAGAGCAATGTTAATCACGTTAGACAAAGCAATGGCCAAGGGACTGGTGTTCTCTGTCTTACGCTCAGCTTTAGACAAGGCTTCCATGCCGGCAGTCTCGATAGGCGCACCAGTGAAGCTATCCTTGTTGGCATACAAGTCAACGATAGGCTTAACGACCTGTGGCAGTGGGTTCATCGCAAAGGTGTCCCACACCATACGGCTAAGTGCATCGGTGAACTGTTTACCTTCTGCGTTCTCATCAAAGATCTGCTCAGCTGTACGCTCGGCAATAGTACCGAGAGCACCAATCTCGAACGGCTTAGGAATACGCACAGCTGCTTCCATGCCGGGCAAGCGGATCCACCAGAAGTTATCGCGATCCCAGTTGTCACGCTTCTGGAACTCTTCGTCATCCTTGAATCCATAGTACAGAGCCAAGGAAGCCAAGCACACAGCACCAGACACCACGGAGAATGCCTGAGCTTTCTTCTTGTCGTTCAAGTCCAGCTCTTTGCCGGTAGCAGAGTTGTACAGGACGCGACCAGTAGGCACGATGCCGTCACGACCGAGCTTGTACAAGCCTTGGATACGTGCGTTCATGAACGGTACGACCTGAGTCAAGTAACGGAAGGCACCCCATGAACCCTGCATAGAGAAGTCCATCAAGTCGCGCGCTTGGAAGGACGCTTCTAAGTGAGAGTATCCTTGCTCGCGCAGCTGGTTGTACAGCGCCATGCGGTTAGCGGCTTCAGACTTGTTGCCTGCTTCCTCATACTTCTCCCAGATCTTGGCCAGACCAGCTTTAATCTTGTCTGGTGTGTCGAGGATGTCAGACTCTTTAACGCCCTTCTCAAGCAAACGCTTAATCAGTTTGGACTGATTGCCCTCGTATGCTGTGCCAAAGTTAAAGATAGCACCGCCAGCCAGAGCTGAGATGTGTGCAGGATTGTTCTTGTCAGTAGCAATCCAGCCATCAATAACGTTGGCGAAAGGATTCTTCTTCAAGCCGGACACAGCGATAGACTGCACCGAGTCACGGAACAAGTTGTTAACCTTGAACGCAGGAGACATCGTAACGCCGTACTGCAAGATGTTCTTGAAGTCACGCGAAATATCGAGGAACTTGGACTTCGGCCCCATGTATCCGATAGATGTGATGGACTCAAGCAACAGTGGATCTTTCACTGTGAAGTAGGCAGGCTTGCCATCCATCATGACCTTGACCGTATCTGGGCCAGCTTCAGCGGCAGGCTCAACAGCGTCCAGCTCAGCGGCATCTTTCAGCGTGGTCACAGCAGCTTGGTTCTTCATCGACGCAGACAGGATGTGACTCCAGTTACGCAGAGTGTTCTCCATCAAGTCACCGAACGGACGCTCTCCTCCGCCTTTCAAAGCTTTGGAGAACTGCTGACGTGTCAGGCCTGCGGATGTCTGAGCACCCTGCAAGTCACCGTCTTCCATCTGACGATAGAAAGGAATGTAGTAAATGTCACGGACAAAGTTGTTGTAGCTTTGCTGGTCTATCAAACCCTGACCCAGAGCCACATCCAAGACGGAACGGTTCAATGCGTTCATGTCTTTCAGCACAGCAGCATAGACTTCTGCGCGTGGCTTGCCGTTCAGCATACCTTCAGACAGCTGCTTACGGTTGGCCACCATGTAATCCATGTCATCGCTACGTGAACGCTTATCTTCAGGTAGGTTGAACTCACGGTTCAGCGCAACCCACATCTGGTAGCGATCAACCTCAGAGCCCACAGGCTTGAGTGTCTCAATCAGACCCTTGGTGTTGGGTTTAATGTTCAGTGCACCACCGTCGTTGAAGACATGGCCGTTGAACAAGATGCCCTCAAGAGCGCCGTCAATAGTCTTAGACAAGCGAGCCTGAATGTAGCCAATCGGAGAGTAATCCTTGATCGTGCGGTACTGGTCAGCAATACCCTGAGCCAGACGTTGCCAGAAACGATCCTGCAAGTCAGAGATCTTCTCGACAATTGTTCTGCTCTGTGGCTTGAAGACACGGTTAGCGGCAGCTGTAAAGTCTGGGTTTACACCCTCCATAGTCTCAGCAGCTAAAGGCTTGTTCTTTTGCAGGGCAGTAGAGATCTTCTCTTTAACTTCCTTGACAGACTTGGGAGCCTCTTTCAGATCAATACGATCTTCCTCTGTACTAAACTCACCAACGTTGCCGGTGGCAGACTTGACTTGCTTAGTATCAAAGACCGTGTATTCACGATAGGGGACATTGTTGTCTAGGTTCTCGCTCATGCGAGTCATGCCATCAAAGCCTGCCTTCTGCATGATCTTTGCAAAAGTTGTAGCACCACCATCACCCAAAATCCTTGCAAGTTTACGAGGATCAAACTTGCGCTTTTCGTCTAATTGAAAATTAACAAACTGATTCAACTCTTCATCAATCATCTGACGAGTTGCTTCGTCATATTTCTCGTATCCTAATTTCTCTAACTGATCTATAGAACGAGGCATCGCACGGATGATTGAATCCATCTGATCGTCTGTGATGTTATCTACATCAAGCATCTTCTCGATGCGGATGTAAACAGGCATAACATTTTGGCCAGTCTTGTTAGATCTTTCCTTGGCAGATCTATCCGCAAAACGCGAGGCAGCATCAGGGTCTTCGGTAAAGTAAATACCTGCGCCTAAAGCACCTTCGTCAGATGTGCGGAATTTATTGATGTCATCAGAAGTGCCGTGGTACACAACCAAAGGATCACCGCTCTCATCGACGACTTCACTATTGCCAAACCACTTCTGGAACTTTGGATTATTTGAAACGTCAGGGACTGATGCCTCTCTCAGATCAATCTCTGGGCTCTCCGTACTGAACTCACCAGTGTTGCCAATCGCAGACTTAATCTGTGTAGGCTCGAAAGCGGCATAGGTGTTGTAGTCGCCTTCTTTTACTTTGATGCCGTCATAGCCAGCCTTCTGTGCAGCCTCAACAAACTGAGGGCTGCTCACTACGTTGTAAGCTTTTGCATCAGATGGCAAGTACAGAGAAGGAATGTCAACGCCTAGTCGCTTAGCCAAAGCATAAGCAGCCTGTGCATCATCATTCATGTCAAAGTTTGTGATTGCCAATGGCTTCTTAATTGACAAGTAGACTGGGTACATCGTGCCTTCTGCACCGGCATAACCGCTAGCAGTGTATGGCTCTTCAGCAAACCAATTTGGCAAGCCAGCAAACTGACGAATTGCTTCGCCTTCCTTGTCGCCGTACTCATCAAAAGCTTTTGTGCCGTGATATACGACCATAGGATTGCCATTCCTATCAACAACCTTGCTGTCACCAAACCATTTCTGGAACTTGGGGTTGTTGGAAAGGTCAGTGCCTTTAGTCTGTGCGCTGAATTCTCTAAGATCCTGCAAAGACTTTCTGATCTTCTCAGCAGTCTTATTTGAATCCTTGGAAGAAACAATGTCAGCAGGGTCTACGTATTCACGACGCTGTGTGAATCGCTCGCCATTCTTGTCGTAGCCGTAGAACGTTGTCTGGTTCAAAGGATCTGTAAAGCCGGACAGACGTGAGCCGTCCTTCATCGTGATCGGATTCTTCAGGCGGATGGCATAACCATTGCGCTTAGCTTCCTCAGACTGAGGGAAGAACAGAGTCTGACTTGCATCTAGCAATACAGGCTGCTGTGCAAAGTCAACAATGTTCTTGCTGATCTTTGTCTTGCGTGGCTGCTTAGTCATGGCCAGCTTGTCAGTCAAGTTCAACACTTCAGTCAAAGCGTTGGTGTCTTTGATGCCAAGCAAGTCAGCGACCAAGCGAGTAAACTGTGTCCAAGCACTGCGACGTCCACCATACTGAACGTTCATCAACATGTACTGGAACTCAGGGTTGCTCATCGCCTCAGCAGTAAACTCTGTAGCACTTGCCAGTCCATAGACTTGTTTGGAGAAGCCTCTACCCCAGCCCATTCCTTGCGCGTTAAGTTCTTTCTTAACGTGCCTGAACAATTTATCAATCTCCAAAACAATCGGAGCTTGTCTAGGCGTGGGGTTGTACTGAGCTTTAACAACCAAGGCATGCAGTGTCTCGTGAGCATTGGTGGTCTCATCACCAGCTTCACTGCGTTGGATCTGAATCGAATCATCAATGTGACGGAACACGCCAAGCGCATGCTGTCCTTTGATGACCAACTTATCTACAGGTTTTCTTAACTTAATCTTGGCGGCAGACGCCACACCCAGCTCACCGATCCGGCGAATAACTGGGTTAGTACTCTTAGCCAAAGCTTCTGCCATCTTGAGGAAGCTACCCTCTTCATTGGCTTGCCTGACTTCAAGATTATTTGTTTTCGTAGGCATGCGCTGCTGGAACTCTGCAAGCGTCTTAGGCTTCTCAGCTGTTGGAGCTGGTGGCTCAACTTCAGGAGGCGTCTCAACTGGCGGTTCAGGAGGCTCAACCACTGGAGGCTGACCTGTTGTGCCGGGAGCAGGCGGTTCCATCTCACCATAGACCTGAGCGGCAGGGATAGTTACAGGAGGACGCTCTGGGCCTTCAGGTGTAGGAACAAACCTAGAACCAGCTGGCAACTCACGTTCACCGCGAGGCTTACCAGTCGGAGCAGATGTAAACCAAGGCTCACCGTTACCCTGATAGTTAAGCGGCAAAGGCATGCCGGCACGTTGCTCAGCGGCAATAGCTGCTTCAACATCTTCACGAGTAACAATACCAGCTTCAAAGTCTTTGACCAAACGCATAGCAGCAGGCGTATTAGTACGACGAGCAATCTCAATGTATGCGTTGACAGGATCAATAATAGGTGTGGACTCAGGACGGTTGATAGCCGTACCTTCCAGACCCTTTGTAAACTTAACGGGCACATCCAAAGACTGAATAGCAAATCTACCTTCAGCCGTAGGGTGAGGAACAATAGTCAAGCTATTGGGATCACCGCCTTGGTTCTTCAGCATGTTCTGCATGACCAACAAACGGTTCTTCGCAGCACGCTCTTCAAGAGGACGGTTGTCCACAATCTTAGGTGTAGGTGTCTCTTCAGCAGTCGTAGTTCCGGGCATCACGCCGGGAGTTTTAGACGATGCACCAGTAGGCAGACCAGCCTCTAAACGCAGGCGGTCAATCTCAGCTTGTTTAGCTTCCAGCTCAGCACGCGGCGTAGCTTGAGGCATTTGCTCATTCAAACTAGGCTTGCTAGTATCTGGTGTCGGAGCCTCTGGTACTTGAGGAGGAATGCCCTCGCGTGCAGCTCTTTCAGCCTGTGCCTGTGCATCAGCATCAGCCTTCTGTTGGAGCATGAGAAGACGCTGACGACCAGCTTCCTCAGATGTCAGCATCTCAGGAGCAACTTCTTCAGGACGAGTTACGCCAGTGATAGCTTCAACTTGTTGTTGCAACGCAGGCTGAACAGCTGGTTGCTCTGGAGCTGGCGGAGGTGGTGGCTCAATCTCAGGGGCAGCAGGACGACGAGCTAAGCCAGCTGCACCGCCCAAACCAACACCACCGATAGTGGCCATAGCCGCAGCTTCACCCAGTCCCTCAGTCAGACTCTGCTCAGGTTTGACCTGTTGCATAGCCAAGTTAGAGACGAACTTACCGCCAACCTCTTCAGGAATCTCACCGAGAGTTTCACCAGCAGCCGCGCCGCCAGCAGTCTTTAGTCGGCCACCTAGACCAGCCGCTCCCTTGCCGGGAACACCAGCCAATACTTCCTCAAGCTGACGAGCACCGGGCAGACGCTGAGCCAAGAGGGAAATAGTACCGGCAGCAGCACCAGCTTGACGGGCTAACGTTAATGCGCCTTCAGCAGCTTCCTTCTCAGAAGCTCCCTTGCTTAACAGTTCGTTGTAGATGTTCTCGTATGCGTTAGCGCCTACGTCAGCACCTTGCTGTACACCGCCCGCACCGACAGCACCTCTGACAGCAGCTTTACTGGCCACAGCTTCAGTAGCACCCAGACCCTTAGCCGCCGCACCTACGCCGCGAGCAGCTGCAAATGGGACTAACAACTGAGGAGCTTGCTGTGCCAAGAAAGACAACAGCAATGCAGGATCTTTAACTGTCTCGCCAAGAGCAGTACCAAACGCTTGGAACTGACCTTCTTTAGCCGACTCAGCAATCTTGCGAGCACGCTCAGCCTCACGAGCTTTCAGGCCAGCAGACTTCATCTCTTCGCCGTACTGCTGAAGCTCTTTGCCAAGCTCCATAGACGTGCTGTCTTGCATGTTGCCAGTGACCAAGCCAGCGAGCTGACCGGGCAAAGCAATGAGAGAGCCTATGCCACCAATGACATCAGCACCGATGTCCTTAGTAGCTTCTCCAAATGTGCGCTCTGTACTAGGAGCCTTAGCTTTTGGCTGGTACTGTGACCATGGCCCCTCTTGGGCCGCATAAGATTCCCAAGGTTTTTTATCGGCCATGATTGTTTAAACCTTTTCCCAGTTATTTTTATCAGCAGGATTGCCGCCTTTAAATCTGTAACCCTCTTGGACAGAACCAACAGCAGGGCCACCACTGGAATCAATAATACCATTGCGACGCTGAATTGTTGTCATGATTTCCTGTGCTCTAGCCCGTGCTTCAGGCTTTTGCTTAGGATCATCAGCAATACGAGCTTGCATCTTGTAGTTGTCGTCTTTCTCAGCCAACTGGAGACGTTTAATCATGTTAGCTTCAGCAGCGATCTGAGGTTTGTTGCCAAACTTAGTACGCTCAACAATCTTCATAAACTCTTCAGCAGCAGCTTCGCCTCTGGTTCGCTTGATGTTTGCATACTCTTGCATCAGACGCTCAGTCTCACCGGGCTTCATAGATGTAGCTTGATTGATACGAGCCACTTCCAGCTGGGTAAGGTTGTTGGCACGAGCAACACGCTCAGAAGATTCGTTCTGAGCCATAGCGTTAGCCACTTGACCTTGCAACTGACCACGTTGAGTAGTCAACTCTGCCAGTTTGACTTTGCTTTCATAGACTGCTTTGCTGTCACCGCGCTCTTCAGCACGACGCAGATTGTCAATCTCGTACTTGGTCTTAGCATCGTTGTCAGCCAACTGCTGTTGCTTCTCTTGGAATGCAATAGCACGTTCTTCAGCAGCAGTTAGAGACTCACCCAATGATCGACCAGCACCAGTGAACAAAGCACCAATACCTCTCTGGCCACGAGTAGCTTC